GAGGCCACCACGCGGGGCTGGATGGCCTGGCGCATCTCGCGCCGCACCAGCCGCGAGACCGGGATCCCGGTTGGGATGCCCTTCCTGACGGGTTTCGTGATCAGCGAGAGCATCGCCGCCGAAGCGACGCAAGCCTGACGCGCCACGCCCGCCCCGCCCCGACCGGGTTCCGCCCGGCGGGGCTTCAGGCAGTAGGAGGCCGATGGACGGCTTCCGGAACCGGAGACCAACGCGATGACGAAGCTTTCCGACACGCAGCGCGCGATCCTCACCGCCGCCGCCAAGCACCCGCAGGGCCTCGTGGCCCCGTTCGCGGGCCCGCCAGCCCCGCGCGCCCAGATCGAGCGCAAGCTGCTGGGCGCTGGTCTGATGAAAGAGGTCGAGGGATTCTTCCCGACCACGTTCGAGTGGCGCCGCAGCGAAGGGCGCACGGCCTTCTACCGCATCACCGACGACGGGCTGCGCGCCATCGGGATCCACACGAACGCGGACGACGCTGAAGAGGAGGACGAGCTGAGCGCCGAGGCGATCGCCCGCCGCAACGCCGCGCGCCGCGCCGCCGCGGAGGCCGCCGCCGCGGAGGCCGACACGGCGCCCACGGGCGCGGAGGACGCCGCGCCGGAGGGCGAGGACGCCCCGGTGCCGGAAGCCGCCCAGGCCGCGCCCGCGCGCGCCCCGCGCGCCAAGCTGCGCGACGCCGCCGCGGCGGTGCTCGCCGCCTGGGATGCCAACTTCGCGGAAGAGGACCGCAGGAATATGTTCGTCTGGGGCCTGCCCGTCAACCCGATCAGCGGCGCGATCGAGCAGCTCCGCGCCGCCCTGGCCGGGAAGCCGCCCCGCGCCGGCCGCGCCCCTGGCGCGCCCCGCAAGCCGCGCGAGAACACGAAGCAGGAGACGGTGCTGGCGATGCTCCGCCGCGAGGAGGGGGCCACCATCGCGCAGATCTGCGAGGCGACCGGCTGGCAGCAGCACACGGTGCGGGGCTTCTTCGCCGGCCTGAAGAAGCGCCAGGGGATCGAGGTGAAGGTGCGGGAGCGCATCCGCCAGGTCGGCCCGAACAAGACGGGGGCGAAGGGTTCCTTCACGATCTACCAGATCGACTGACGCGTGCCAGCCACAGCGGTCGGGATCATCGAGCGCGCCGGGGATCATCGCGATCCCCGGCGCTTTATCGAGTTGGCTGCGCGGAACCACAGCGCGAATGGTCCATCGCGCGCAGGGAATGGACCCCGCGCCACGACGGAGATGGACCATGAAGCTTTCCGACACGCAGCGCGCGATCCTCGCCGCCGCCGCCGAACACCCCAAGCACCTGGCCTACCCGCCCGAGCGCCTCCCGGCCGGCGCGCGCCAGACGGTGGCCAAGGCGCTGCTGAAGCAGGACTTGGTGATTGCCCTGCACCGCCCCGACTACGCCGCGGAGGCGCAGTGGACGGTGGACGGCGAGAAGATGCTGCTCAGGATCACCGACGACGGGCTGCGCGCCATCGGGATCGACCCGAACGCGCGCCGCGCGGCGCAGTAGGCCGCCGCGCCGGTGGCCGCCACGGCGCCCACTGGCGGGGCGGGGGAGGCACCGGGGGAGGAGGACGCCCCCGGTGCCAGAAGCCGCCCAGGCAGCGCCCCGCGCGGCCCGCGCGCCCCGCGCCCCGCGCCTCGCGCGAGGACGCGAAGCAGAAAATCATCCAGGTTCGGCGCTTTATCCGCTTGGCTGCGCGGAACCGCAGCGCGAATGGTCCATCGCGCGCAGGGAATGGACCCCGCGCCACGACGGAGACGGACGATGCAGACCAATTACACGATCGAAATGCAGAAGGTCCGGGACGGCTGGATCTGGTCGATCCAGCAGACCTTCTGGGACGAGCGCGGCGCAAGCCGCGACGGCCTCCACGAGGACAGCGACCATGCATTTCTCACGGCCGCCGACGCGGCCGCGGACGCGGAGCGCCGGATCGCCGAGATCGAAGCCGGCATCTCGCTCGACCGGTTCAACAAGCTGCTTGCGCGTATCCGCAATGCGGAGCGGGCGCGATGAGCGCCCGCCGGGAACGCCGCTGGATCGTGCTCGGCCAAGACGGCCGGCACGTCACGCTCGGGCGGGCCGCGCCGCCCTCTGCGGAGGAGATCGCCAAGGCCAGCGACGCGCTGCAGCGGCAGGGCCTCGCGGGCTGGATCGCCTTGCTCGATGGCGACTACTGGGGCTGCGGGCGGGTGACCCTCGCCCCCATGCAGCCCATCGGCGCCGCCGCGACGCTGGACTGGCCCGCCGCGGTCGACGCCTTCGAGAAAGCCCGTCAGCACGCGCGGCGCTCAGCCTGAGGAGGAAGACCACGATGCCCGCCACCATCCACGACCGCCTTGTGGCCGCCCTGATTGCCCGCGGCGAGAGTCTGGCGCCGAAGCAATCGAGCAAATACACGGTCCTGACCCGGACCAAGCGCGACACCGGCGAGAGCCTCGGGTTCTACTTCGTGGGGCGCGCCGGCGCCCTGCGAGTGGGCCGCAAGGCCAGCGAGACCATCCCGATTTCGGAGGCGACCAAGAAGCGGCTCCTGGGCGAGGGTTGACCGCTTCACCACCGCCGCCGCCGGGCTCACCGCCTGGCGGCGGCTTGCTCGTTCTGGCGCACCCGGATCGCCTCGAAGACACGACGCAGCACGTAGGATCGCCCGATCGAGATGGCGGTGAAGATCGTCGCGATCATCAGGTTGTCGGCGAAGCCGACATGCAGCCCGAACAGCGGAAACACCGCGATCTGCGCCAACACCGCCACACCGAAGCCGACGGCCACGTTGGCCGTCGCCTCGACCAGGGACATGGCGCGCGACTGCTTCACGCCGCCACGCGCTGGTCCTGCAGATCCGCGAAGCATCGACCGTCGCCGGCCAGGATCGCAGCCTGGCCGGTGAAGGCCTGCCAGCGCCGCACCGCCACATCGACATAGCGGGCATCGATGTCCATCGCGCAGCAGATGCGTCCTGTGGTCTCTGCCGCGATGATCGTGCTGCCGCTGCCGCAGAAGGGCTCATAGACCGCATCCCCCGGCGCGCTGTTGTTGACGATCGGCCGGCGCATGCACTCCACAGGCTTCTGCGTGCTGTGGACGGTGGCGGCGTCCTCGTCGCCGCCCGCGCCGATCGCCCAGAGCGTCGCCTGGTCGCGCGCGCCCTGCCAGTGGCCGGTCGCCCCCTTGCGGACGGCGTAGAGGCAGGGCTCGTGCTGCCAGTGGTAGTCGCCGCGCCCCAGCACGAAGCGCGACTTCGCCCAGATAATCTGGCTGCGCACCACGAAGCCCGCGGCCTCGAGGCTCTCGATCACGGTGCGCGCATGCACGCCCGCGTGCCAGACATAGGCGACGTCGCCGGGAAACAGCGCCCAGGCCTCGCGCCAGTCGGCGCGGTCGTCGTTCACCACCTTGCCAGTGCGCATCGTCGCCGAGACGCCGGCCTCATTCCGCCATTCCGGATCGTAGTTCACCCCGTAGGGCGGGTCCGTGACCATCAGATGCGGCCGCGCCCCATCCAGCAGCCGGGCGACGTCGGCGGCGCTGGTGGCGTCGCCGCAGAGCAGCCGGTGACGCCCAAGCAGCCAGAGGTCGCCCGCGCGGCTGATCGGGATCTCCGGAGGCGACGGCGCCGGCGCGTCCGGATCGCCGCCCCCGGCGCCATGCACCTCGTCAGTGACCTCAGCCAGCAGACGATCCAGCGTCGCGCCATCGAAGCCAAGCAGCCCGAGATCGAACTCGTCGGCCCGCAGCGCGCGCAGCTCGGCGCCGAGCAGCACTTCATCCCAGGTCGAGTTCAACGCAAGCTGGTTGTCGGCCAGCCGATAGGCCCGCGCCTGCGCCTCGGTCAGATGCCCGAGCCGGATGGTCGGGATTTCCGACAGCCCGAGAGCCTTGGCGGCGAGCACGCGACCATGGCCTGCGATCAGCACGCCCGCGTCATCCACCAGCACAGGCACGTTGAAGCCGAATTCGCTGATCGAAGCGGCAAGCTGCGCCACCTGCTCGGGTGGATGCTGCCTGGCATTGGCGGCATAGGGCGCGAGCGAGGCCACCGGCATCATCTCGACGCGAAGGTCAGGCAGCATCGGCCATCGCCTCCGCGCGCGCCGCGGCGACAGCATCGTAGCCGCGGCCGTCCTCGGCCAGCGTCACCGGCAGGTCGGGATGCAGCATCCGCCATCGCGCGATCGCGAGATCGACATAGGCCGGCGCGACCTCGATCGCACAGACGCGTCGCCCCGCGCGCTGGCCCGCCACGATTGTGGTCCCGCTGCCGGCGAAGGGCTCGAACACCACCTCACCCTCGTCCGTGTAGGCGCGCATCAGGAACTCCGGCAGCGCCACAGGAAACACCGCCGGGTGCTCCGTCTCGATCCCCCGCCCCTTGTGCCGGGTGATGCGCAGCACGCTGTCGGGGATGCGCATCTCCTGCACTGGCAGCCCGATATGGGTGTAGGCCTTCACCTCGCCGTCGGCGGCGCGGAGCCCGCTGCCCTTGTTCGGCGTGCCGGCCCATTTGCAGGGCACGATCTTGTTCGCCTGCCGCGCCTCGCGGTTGAAGTGGAACACCAGCTCGAAGGCAGGCGCCAGACGGCCGTTCCAGTCACCAGGCAGCCCGGGACCCTGGTCCCAGGCGTAGAGCCCGAATCGCCGCCAACCCTGCGCCCGCATCCAGTCCAGCCAGCCCTGCCAATAGGGCTGCCATTCCCCCTCGCGATGGATCAGCCCGAGGTTGACCAGCACCTGGCCGGCAGGCGCGAGGATGGCCGGCAGATGCCGGAACACGCCCTGCATCAGCGCGTCCCAATCCGAGACGCCGCCGGTGGTGTAGTCCCGCTGGTTCCCGTAGGGCGGCGAGGTGAACAGCAGAGCCGCGCGGTCCGCGCCCATGACGCGGGCGACCGATGCAGCATCCGTGCTGTCGCCGCAGAGCAAGCGATGCTCGCCGAGCAGCCAGAGGTCGTCCGGGCGGGTGACGGCCTGGCGCGGCGGCTCGGGCTCCGCGTCGGCCGGATCCTCCTGCACCGGCGCGTCGGTGGTGGCGGCCGAGGCAATGGCCGGCGCGGCAGGCTCCGGCGCAGGAACGTCCAGCCCTGCCAGCAGCCGCTCAATCTCCGCGTTGTCGAAGCCGGTCAGCGCGAGATCGATGCCGCCCATCTCCTGCAGCTTCGCGACCTCGGCCGCAAGCAGCGCCTCATCCCATCCGGCGTTCAGGGCGATGCGATTGTCTGCCAGGCGATAGGCTGCCTTCTGCGCCTCGGTCAGGCCGGCCCGGACGATGGTCGGCACGGTCTCGAGGCCGAGCGACTGCGCGGCCAGCAGCCGGCCGTGGCCCGCGATGATCTCGCCGCGCTCGTCCACCAGCACCGGCGCGACGAAGCCGAACTCGAGGATGCTGGCCGCGATCTGCGCCACCTGCTCGGGAGAGTGGGTTCGCGCATTGCCGGCGTAGGGCAGCAGGGAAGCGACCGCGCGCGCCTCGACGGCGCTCGCAGACCATGGAGCCTGAGGCATCTGCACCTGCGTGATGGTGAAGGGGGGCGCGGGTTGCCAGGGTTGCAAGGCTCGCGCGAAGCCCCGCAACCGTTGCAGCCCTCGCAGCTTGACTCCCGCAACCCTTGCGGGGCTCGCGCGAAGCCTCGCAACCGTTGCAGCCCTCTCAGATTGACCCGCGCAACCGTTGCAACCCTCGCAGCTTGACCCGCGCAACCGTTGCAAGGCTCGCGCGAAGCCTCGCAACCGTTGCAACCCTCGCAGCTTGACCCGCGCAAGCCTTGCAGGGCTCACGCGAAGCCTCGCAACCGTTGCAGCCCTCGCAGCTTGACCCGCGCAACCGTTGCAAGGCTCGCAGCTTGACCCGCGCAACCGTTGCAAGGCTCGCGCGAAGCCTCGCAACCGTTGCAACCCTCGCAGCTTGACCCGCGCAAGCCTTGCAGGGCTCACGCGAAGCCTCGCAACCGTTGCAGCCCTCGCAGCTTGACCCGCGCAACCGTTGCAAGGCTCGCGCGAAGCCCCGCAACCGTTGCAGCCCTCTCAGATTGACCCGCGCAAGCCTTGCAGGGCTCACGCGAAGCCCCGCAACCGTTGCAGCCCTCTCAGATTGACCCGCGCAAGCCTTGCAGGGCTCACGCGAGGCCCCGCAACCGTTGCAACCCTCTCAGATTGACCCGCGCAAGCCTTGCAGGGCTCACGCGAAGCCCCGCAACCGTTGCAGCCCTCTCAGATTGACCCGCGCAAGCCTTGCAGGGCTCACGCGAAGCCCCGCAACCGTTGCAGCCCTCTCAGATTGACCCGCGCAAGCCTTGCAGGGCTCACGCGAGGCCCCGCAACCGTTGCAGGGGACGGAGCTCGCGGCTCGCGGCGCGCCACAAACGCGAGGCACGAGCGGCGTCTTGCGCCTCTTGGCATTCTGGCACCCTGGCAACCTGACAACCGGCCTGGCAACCGGCCTGGCAACCCGGCCTGGCAACCTGGCAACCCGGCCTGCCGCTAGGGCAATGGCGCGCTTCCG